TGACCTAGGCCCTGACCTAGCCCCCTGACCCTGACCCCCTAAGTCTATGACCCTGACCCTGACCCCCTGACCTAGCCCCTGACCCCCCCGACCTAGCCCCTGACTATAATCACCTGCCCGTATGACTTGCCCCGAGTTCTCGGCTATCTCAATGGCTAGGCGTTATCTAAATGTTATAAAGAAATACCCCCCTGAACTTGCGCCCGTAAGCAATAGGCACTAAGTTAGTAAGTAGAGGCAAGCAAGAGGCAAGCCCGCAAAACGAGGAGAATAAAATGAACGCAACACTAGCAAGCAACGCAACTGCCCTAACACTACTAGGCACTCCATCAACCTTAGTAGTCATCATCAAGGACACACTAGGCAACGAAACTCTACGCCCTATTTACGAGTGTGTATCTTGGGAGAGAGTTGCCGAGTTCGTAGAGTGGCACAAGACAAGTGAAAGCATCAAAAACGCTGAACTACAAGTCTGGCACTACTCAACACACCTAGCAACCTTGTTCATCAACAACTAACAAAAGCCCCCCTGAACTCCCCTGCCAATAGGTAGGGGAGTTCTTGCTCTCCTAGACTTGACGGCTATGACTATGGTTATAACTAGGGCTAGTTCAACTCCAGTTATATGTATATATAGACCCGTATGATGTTCATACTGCCTATTGGACTATAACTACTAAGCATTAGTCTAGACCTAAGCCTAAATACAGGCTGACTAGGTCTTAGATACGACCAAAGGGAGTATCTATAAATAAAAAGGCAAAGACGAAGTCTTTGACCTAACGAAAACTTCTACGAAGTTTGAGTATCAAGCGAAGCTTGATATTGGTGTGTAGTAGTAAAGTTCAACTCCAGTTTTATATATAGGGGAGTATGTAAAGGTCAAATATCTTGATATTTGGACTTTACCTGAGACTTTGTCTATGACAAAGTCGAATATAAGGTCAAAGACGAAGTTTTTGTCCTAGCGTAGCGTCCTAGAGAGGACGCGAAGCCTGCGAGCATCTTTGCGAGCAAAGAAAAGTATTGCGAAGCAATACCTAGCCTTCACGAGCTTACGAAGTAAGCGCGAGCGACTAGCGAGCCTTAGGTGATACGAAGTATCAGCCTAAGTCGTGAATGGCCCGACATACGAAGTATGTCACCTGACTATCGAAGATAGTCACTCGAACGAAGCAAAGGCACTTTGCGAAGTGAGTATGAAAGAGGTTCATCAATTAGTCCAGCAACTATTCTGCCAATAGGCAGAATAAAGTTGCTAGGACCTAGCCTTTACCAAAAGCAATATGTATAGGCACGTTAGGTCACGTGTGACTTGCTAGGGCACCTAGCTTAGTCACACACGAGCAAGATAGGCTCTGCCTATCAAGCGAGAGGCTGAGCGAAGTATGAGCATCATACGAGCGAGGACAAGGCGAGCATAACGAGGTAGCAACACGACGAGCGAAGTCGAAGTCGTGTGCTATCGAGAAGCGAGCAGGAATAATGATAGGCACTAGCATTATTGCTAGATACTCGTCTAGCATTACGCTGTGCGTAATGCTAGCGAAGAACGCGATCGAGCGAAGCGAGTGAGCATAAGACGAGCGAGCGAAGCGAGTGAGGCAAGCCTGATTAGCAAAGCGAGCAGGCGAAGCAGGCGAAGCAGGCAAAGCAGGCGAAGCAGGCAAAGCAGGCGAAGCCTGCTCTCAGGCAGAAAGTTGAACGAAGTTCAACTCCAGTTTTATAGGTAGGGGAGCTTAGTAGATAGCCAGACTGGTCTATTAGGTGTGTGTAAAGACGAGCGTAGCGAGAACAAAGACGAGCGAAGCAAGGAGGCTTATAGCAACGAGCGAAGCGAGATAAAGAACGAACGAGCGTAGCGAGTGAGCAGACAAGGACGAGCGAAGCGAGATAAAGAACGAGCGAAGCGAGCAGACATGAACCTATCGAAGCAAAGCGAGATAGGAATAAAGCGAACGAAGTGAGCCTGCCATAGGCTCGAGCGAAGCGAGATAGAAGACGAGCGTAGCGAGAGTAACAATGAGCGAGCGAAGCGAGTGAGCATAAAGCGAACCTGCTAGGCAGGTGAGCAAAGCGAATGAGCCTAAGCGAATGAGCTTAGTAGAGCGAGCGTAGCGAGCAAGAGTATTGGTGAGATACAGAAGGAAGTTCAACTCCAGTTATATAGGTGTAAGGTACAGGATAAGCCTGGACAGGCCAAGGAAAAGAAAAAAGAAAAGAAAAAGCGAGCGAAGCGAGCTAGGTTTTTAGGGCACGAGCAAAGCGAGTGACCAGCCTGCGTGCAGGCAAGAAATAGATAAAGTTCAACTCCAGTCTGCGACGGCTAGGCCCCTTGGGGGCTGGCAGGAGCAGGGTATATAGGTAGGTGGCTCAGGGAGCCGCCGCATGGCTTTTTAAAAGCCTATCTAACTCTGAAGATACCACCAGGACGAGTAGGACGACCATCAGAGATTTTTCGGTTGGCAAGAGACGTTGCTGAAATACGACCACCGGAGAATCCACTAGGTGGCTTAATCATTAAGGCAGTAAGAGCATGAACGAGAGCATCGACTCGGTCAGGCGATTTGCCCTCACCGGGAATCCAGGTATTCATCTGAGATTCAAGGTCGGCTAGGTATCCAACATGATGAACACGGTTTTGTTCATAAGCAAGGGTAACTGGCTCAGCCCGCAAGGCCTTTCCATGTTTGCTGTGAACTTCAAGTACCTTGATGTTAGGGTCAATAGCGTTGATAGCATTGCGAACCATAGCACCACCTTGATTGACTTCGGCTACGACAGGGCAACCCCATTTGCGAGCCATCTCAACGACCTTGTTTGCCCACTTCTCGGGTGAACCTAGAATTGAAGCATCTTCAAGAATCCAAGCCTGCCTCTTATACAAATCCCTTTCTGATGTTGAAGCACAAACAACAATGCCACATTCATCACGAGGATTCTCAGCAACAGAAGGGTCAACACCAATGATACGAAGTGGAGTACCTTGAGGCATAAAAGCTTGACGGTTTCTCTCAATGAGTTCCTCTGTCCACAAGGCACCTTCGACATCATCAAGCATTTCACCATAAAGCTCTTGAGCTGCTAGACGCGTGCCCGCATAGACGCCAGTGATGGCATCGAGGTAGGCACCGGATAGGTTGCCAGAGTTATCAAGAGTGGAACCACGAGTGATAACGACGCGACCTGTCTTTGCTTCCTCGATAAGCTTGTAAAGCAGAGGCACTCTCTTTGGAGTAGTAGTCACCACAATCCTCGGATTGCGACCAAGACGAGTACCGACGCGAAGGTTGTCAAAGGCTGTCATGCCAGCGGCATCAGGCGTTTGACGCCAAGCGGCTACCTCATCACCCCAAGCGTGAGTGAACTGAGGACCACGAAGTGAGTCAGGCTCATCTGCTGTAAAGCAGGTGGCAGTGTTTCCGTTAGGCCAAGTCAGACGACGTTTGGATGGCTCATACAAAGGTCGCTCGGATGGAGGCGTGACATTCATAATGCCAGACTCACCTTCAACAATAACGTCACGAACGTCAGCTGCTGTACGAGCAACGAGAGCGAAGCGACGTTGTCCCTCAGTTGTGTACTTGGCTTGTTCACGAACCCACTCGGCTGCTGTCCTAGTCTTGCCAGCACCACGACCAGCAATGTAAGCCCAGATAGCCCAGTCGCCTTCGGGTGCCTGTTGCTCAGGTCTTCCCCAAACAGACCAGTCCCACAACAAAACATCAGGGTCCATGCCTGATAAGGCAAGAGCTTGTTGCTCTGGTGTCATTAGGGCTATCTGTTCCATTAGGCTTTTAGCCATAAGTTCAACTCCAGTTAGGTGCTACAGGACGATGCGAACGTTAGGGTCGCCATCAAATAATGCAGTAAGCGTAGCAGGATCTACATTGCCATCGCCAGGAAGCTCTCTGTCAGCCTGAAAGGATGCAAGAGCTTCTTTAGTACGATCTCCATAGAAACCATCCTTGTCCAGCGAGACAACGTCATAGCCAAGCTCAGCTAGGCGACGTTGCATGTGGTGGACACTTAGACTCTTGCGAGCATAGATGTTCTTGAAGACAATAGCTGAAAGCAAGACATCATCAACGACATTGTTACTAACCACTGCTGGTCCAGCAGGAGCAGGCAATGCGTTAGCAATATCAGCAGCTGATACAGCAACTGGCTCAGCATATTTCTTAGGCTTAGATGCCTTAGCGGGCTCAGGCTCAGCCTGTGAGACAGGAACTACTTCTGGGGCAGGAGCGTCGACAACGTCGTCAGAGACGTCAGGCTCTGAAGCGATAGCATCAGGAGTGGTCTCTGGCTCAGAGATTGGTTTGGTTTCTTCAGACATGTTTATCCTTAAATGTTAAGAGTTCAACTCCAGTCTCGACTAGAGTAAAGCCATTATAGCGTAAAACTAGGCACGCTGAGCTAGAAGAGCCATTGAAATCGAGGCAAGGCCAAGTGAAAGCGATAGCGGCAAAGCAGACGGCACGAAGATGGCAAAGGCAATAGAAGCCACGGCAAAGACTACAGCTAGGACGGATGGCCAGACGAGTTCACGAAGGCGTAGAAGTAGGTTAGACATTAGTTATCTCTTTTCTGTTTAGCGGTGCTCTTAGGTGAAACAACACCGAGTAGCGGCTGAACTGATTTAGGTTTACGAAGCTTAAGTATACCAATAACGGTACCAACAAATACCGCAAGTGAGACAATACCAATAAGTATCTCCATTAAAAGTCTTCCTCTTCTAGATCAAACATGTCTTCATTGTAGCCACCAAAAGCAGCATCTAAAAATACGATTGTAACGAAAGCCGCAAAAACAACGGCGAGACCTCCGAGCAATACAAGTAGTACAAACAATAAAGTATTCATACAAATACCCTACCACACATCCGCACAGAAGAAAACCCCTGACGGTTAGATCAGGGGCTCTCTTATTTAGTTATAAAGATCTAAGATCTCTAAGCTAAGCAGCGCGATGGCTGTTCCACCTTAGCTATAGTGTTGCTTCAGAGGGACTTGAGCTAGGTAGGATACGAACGTATGTAACCTTTGCTCCCCAATTCTCTTTCTGAACTTCCGACACCTTTTGGATGACCGTGCGTTTACCGTAGTAATAAGCATGGATCAACTTACCGTTTCCGATATAGATACCGACATGAAATGATCGAGAACTACCTGGATAGCTGAATGCAACAATATCTCCGACGTTCGGCTTTTTAACATGCTTACCGGAGTAGAGCTGTTTAGTAGCTGAATGTTCGAGTGTTACTCCCATTTGCTCATAAGTCCATCGCACTAATCCAGAGCAATCCCATCCACGAGGAGTAGATCCTGAGAATACATACCAGGTTTTACCGGCAGTCCTCTTGACCTTACTCACCGCTTTCTGAATCTTGATGTAGTTCGAGTGTAGCTTTTGAGCATGACGCTGCTGCTTTGCAATGAGACCAAGCGAGATTGGAGGTCCTGGTAAGAACGACATCTTCTTTGGGCTAATCTTAAGAGTAGCGGCGGTTGACTCTTTGTGAGTCTGTGTATTTAGTTGTGAGTTTACTGTAGCGGCAACAGCTGATGAACTACATGAGTTCAGTGTTAGCAACATTACCACTATTGATAGTAACCTTTTCATTGACAACCTACCTTTCCTTGCGTTAGTACTTGGTTGTTTCTTGTTGGGGTCTCCCATACGTCATCCGTAGAGACAACGTGTATCTATTTTACACCATAACACCGTGCAAAAAGCAAATCCCCCGAGATTATCGGAGGACTGTTAACTTAGTGAATATGTCTAAATACCTAATTCTACCAGGATCTTACGCTTAAAACGATTGATGTATGGGTATTTAGAGAGCTCCAAAAACTGATCACAGATTTCGAAATCGGCGGCTAGATCGATCAGTGTGACGTGCGACAGCAGCTTGGGATCATATGTTTCGTTGATGTATAGATCGTATGCATCGACGACTCGATCGTAAGCTGCCTGGATGTGTGGCTCTAGTGGATGTATTGACATAGTTATATTCTACACTACCGCGCATGTACCGAGCAAATAAAGAGGTGCGAGCTTTGCGAGCCCTCCGGAGGATGAGCGTAGCGAAGCCGACCCCCGAGCGAAGCGAGATGATGTTAATTTGAATTGCTTTTATTTTAATTTTTTTGCGCAAGCCTGAACCCTACCTATCGGGGTAATAGGTAGGGCTTAGGTTGTCGGTGGTTAGTTTTGCCAATCGCCTTTGTAGCCTGGATTATCTACACGATAGGTTCCGTGATAGCACTCCATACATAGATACAAGTCGCCAAAGCCACTTGGGTCTGTGATTTCATACTCGTTGATTTCTCCTGCTTCGTGGCAGTAGTCGCAGTGCTTACCCTTTACAAATTCGGGCTTGGCGTTTTCTGGGTTACTCACGCTATCATCTCCTAGATAGTTATCGGTGGTTGGGGGTGCGTGGCTCGCTAGGATTGGGGAGGTCTAACGAGCCACGCTATTCAGTTGTGGTTATAGTCTTTCACAGACTACGGACACTAGCAACTAACGGCGTAGGTCGGTCAGCTTTTCCTAGTTGCCAATTTGAATTTCTTTAATTTTTTAGCAAGCCTAAACCCTAACCGATTGGGGAGTTCGGCTAGGGCTTAGGGGGTCGGTGCTTACAGGGCTGTTCTTGCTACTGCGAACATCTGTTTTAGTTGCTGTTCGGTTAGCGTCTTACCCTGCTTAGTCAGGTTGATTATCTGAATACCGACAAGGGTTTTCAGGGTTTCTGTTTGTTTCATTTATCCTCATTTTCTATTTTTAGGGTCGAGCCTTTTATAGACTTGCTCAGGTCTGGTCGGTGCTAGTTGCCTAGTCTGCGTAGGTCGCGGATTGCCATAATCGCTAGGACTATTAGCATTACGGCAGTTGCGGCAGTGAAACTCCACATTGGCACGATAAAGCGTTCGGCAGTATCTAGGTCGCCTGCCTGCGAGTATTTGACTAGGTTATCTCCCATTGACTTACTGAACGACCAGCAGACATAAGTGATAAAACAAACGGATAGGTATCTAAACATTGTGTTCTCCTTATCGGTGTTGATTTGAGTGGTGCTGTTTATAGTCTTTCATAGTTGGAACATACTCGCAACTAACCGAACAGACGGGGCAGCTTTCTTAGTTGCCAATTTGATTTCCTTTAATTTTTGAAAAGCGAACCCGAACCCTGCTACTAGGGGGGTAGCAGGGTCGGGGGCTTATCACTTTTCGAGCATACGCCTAGCGTTCTCGGGGGTGTTCGTCTTGCGTTGTGGTCTGGACTTCATCAACTCTTCGATTTGTAGAGCAAGCGAACCAATGAGCAAGAGAATACCTAGTCCGTTTCCAATGAACCAGACATTTAGGTTTGGTTCATCGGCGGTTAGGTAGAAGAACCAACCGAACCCGACAGACCAGCAAGCGAGGAACAACAAGAGATACTTCATTTGGAGCCTTTCACTTTGTAGGAGAGCCACGACAACTTGTGAGCCGTGGTGAAACAAACGCTACTTAGTTGTAGCAACTTTCGAGCAAGATACTTTCTAGTGGATTTCATCTGTATCCTTTCCATAATCTAAGTATGGCACAAGCCATAGACATTTGCGACTAACCGAGCAGCCGGGGCAGCATTTTCTAGTAGCTAATTTGATTTCCTTTAATTTTTTACGCAAGCCTAACCCTGCCTATTTCTAGGCAGGGGTCGGCAGTTTTTAGGATGGCATCCACGCTGGGTGGTCGAGTAACTCTAGGATTTTCTCTAGCGTTTCTTTGTGGTTGTTGAGTGGTAGCAACCTTTTGATTTCCATTTTTAGATATGGGATTTCATCCGTAGGTTTTAGTTTTGCTTGTCGTCTGCGTGTTTGGTGTAGTGCCATACACTTGCGACAACTCCAACCTCTACCCGCTCTAGTTAGGCTTGATGACTTATCTCTAACATCGTGTCCATTGGTACAAGTATCTGCTTCCATTAGATTTATTTTTGGGAATGATTTGGTCATTGGTTCTCCTTGTTTTTGTGGGTTGCCTAACCCTAGCCTTTCGGCTAGGGCTAGGCGAGTGGTTATTCTGCACCAACAATGCAGGCATAGCATTGTCCGTATGCAATGTGTAGGTCTTTGAACTTCTTGCAGTTTTCGCAAGTTCCTCTGTACCATAGGTCGTCGTTGCTCACGCTATCACCTCGTTTCCACGGGCGTACCCGTAGTCTAAGTATTTCAGTTGTGGACTATGCGAGCAACTAATCACGCCACCCAAGCGGACGGCTTCGGTATTAGTTAATTTGATTTCCTTTAATTTTTGAAACGACCCTAACCCTAGCCTTTCGGCTAGGGTCGGGTTCGGTGCTACTTGCCTAGTTGCTTGGCAAGTTGAGCGGCAACTTCTAGGGCTTTGGCGAAGTTGGCGTCAAGCGGTAGCGTGTAGCCACCTGCGTTTGTGCCACCTGTGAAGACAACATCTCCAACGATTGGAGTGCGACCTCCTAAGTTGGCGTAGAGTTCGGTGGCTACCTTGTTGATTGGTAGGTTCTCAGCGAACCCGTTGTCGTTGCACCAGAAGTCTAGTGCCTCGTGGATAGTGACGTGGGTGAACAAGCCACCAACGGCGTTTGAGACGGATTTGGATAGTTCGCTTTCAGCAACTTCCAACCTCTCGGTTGTGTTGTCCGTACGGACAACAAGGGCTAACATTTTGGACATAGGTATCACTCCTAGCGGGACATACCGCATAATAATCCTCTCACTTACCAGCGACATCAGCAACTAACCGCAGAGCTGGGGCCGGGCTTTGTAGTAGCTAATTTGATTTCCTTTAATTTTTCAGCAACGCCTAAACCCTGCCATTTCTGGCAGGGCTAGGCTGGGTCACTCAGTGCATTTGCAGTTTGAACCTAGACTTTTGCAACAGTGGCAGTCTGAATCAAGTTCAGTGATTTCTCCACTGCCCTTGCACTCTTTACATTGTGCAGGGGCTGACAGGTTCTTTCTGATTTTGGCAAGTGCATTGGAGTCAGCAAGAGAACAACCGCACTCTGGCTTTATCAACTCTCGGGCAATTCCAACAGGGTCATCAAAGCAGGTGTCATCTACTTCTTCCTGAATGCATCGCAACATGTAGTCGCTGGTCTTACCGCACACTCCGCAGAGATACTCAACAATCTCTAGTTTGTGTCCAACATGGTTGCTAAGAGAGTCATTGAAATAACTTTCTCGGGTTTTCTCGCCTACAACATCAGGCTCTTCGATTTCACAATCTCGATACAACTTGTCTCCGCAATCAGGACACTTGGTCATGAAACAACCGCTCTCGTGTCCCTGTTTGTCGCAGTCATACCAGACTTCGGGTTTGTGTTCAGAATGTAAGCACATGGTCTCATCTCCTTTTGTGGGGGTCTTTCCACAATTCAAGTCTTTCATGTAGGTCAGACATTGGCAACTAATCCGTGCTGCCGGATCTTATCTCTAGTAGATAATTTGAATTTCTTTAATTTTTGAAAAAGCCAAATAGCCAACCTTTCGGCTGGCTATCTGTGGTTGCTAGTTCCACTCTCCTAGAACTTTCATCAACTCGTTAGGGCTGACTCTAAGTTCTCGGCACAAGATAGACATCATACCTGACGGGATTTGACGCTCTTGGTGGAAATAACGGCTCAGGCTGGACTTCTGTAAGCCTGTGGCTATGGCGAACTGATTTAGTGATTTGTAGCCTAGTTTGGTGTATCTTGCGATAAACCAAGTCCAAGCATCTATGGATTGAGTTTTACTCACTTTTGCTCCTTGATTAGTGGATAGGTTAGGGGCTGAACGGCTAGGCAAGGCTTCGCAACTGAGCCTAGCCGTTCACGCTATTTAGTTGTGTTCATAGTCTGGCAGATTTGTCTCCAAGACGCAACTACTCGAACAGCAAGCCGGATCGTCCATTTAGTAGTTAATTTGAATTTCTTTAATTTTTGAAAAGCCCCGAGCCCGACCTGCCAACTGGGGGGAAGTTTGACAGGTCGGGGGTCTTGGACTACTCGGGGGCGTTGAGCATTTGCTCGGCATACTCCAAAACATCTTGGGGGCGTATGCTGTATTCTTCTAGGGCATCGGCAAGCATAGAGATTTCTAGATGACCGAGAACTTGCTGGGGCTTTGGAACTAAGTTCTCTCCTAGATTTTCTTCGCTATGACCGACTAGGTCAAGGAATACCTGAAACGGTGTTCCTGCTTTCTGGTCGTAGTTCATTGACCATTCCAACAGGTTAGCCGTAGCCTTAGCGTAGGCTGGTGGGCTCTCTAGCAACTGCCAGAGAGTTTTAGTTTCGTCTGAGTTAGACACTGCAATCACCTCGTTTTCCGTGGAAGCTTCCACGCTCTAAGTCTTTCATCTAATCCGTGTTGCTGCAACTAAGCCTCCGGGGCGAATACTATCCCTAGTAGCTAATTTGAATTTCTTTAATTTTTGAAAACGCACTCAGCCCTGCCTTTCGGCAGGGCTAAGCGTTTCTCCTACTGACCTGTTATGAAGAAACCGAGCAACTCGTAACCACCGATACAGGCGAAAGCCAGCAGAGCGTATGGACCGAGTGGAATACTGCTATCTGGTCGTATGCGTTTTCCTATAATCATAACCATAACTACTAAGAAAGAACTTAGGAATGTGGTACCGAGCAGGGCTAGCGTATGGAAAGGCGAGAACCAACTCAACGGCAAGGACATAGCCGTAAGCAACTTTATATCTCCCATTCCTAACACATCAAAGTAGTTAGCAACAAGACCAACAACGGCGATAGCAAGAGCGATACCAAGTGATAGCAACGCTCTCTGCCATTCGCCAAAGAACATAGTGGCTATGGTAGCAAGGAACGCAACGGATAGGTTAGGCAGGACATACTTGTTAGGCAAACGCTTCTCTCGTATGTCTGTAACTACTAGTGGAATGGTCAGTAGTAGCAGGTGTGTAACAGGGATTAGTATTAGGAATGTCGGTATGGACATTTTTTACTCCTTTTGTGGGGGTCTTACCACACTATAAGTCTGGCAGGCTCGGTGCTGATTAGCAACTAAGGGTGCGGCGGGACATCTTATATTAGTAGCTAATTTGAATTTCTTTAATTTTTCGCCGCGAGGTGGGCGAGCAAGTCCTAAGACTTGCCCGCCGGCGTTCTACTCCCTTGTTGCTTTGTTTGGTTCGTAGAGGTCGCGACCTTCCCATAGTCCGTCAATGCGGATTTCTGCGAAGGTGAAGTCAATGCCTCGCTGGCGGAGTTCCACTAGGAAGTCCGTAGCCTCAACATCTTCTTCTAGGAAAAGAGTGGTGCCGTTTTTGTAGCCGTATCCTGTTACTGAGTGCTTAGCAAAAGGATACTCCTTTGTATCAACAACAAGCCAGCCGTGGCTGTCGTCTACTATGAACTGAAACTCAACCATAGTTGATACCTTTCTCGTTAGAGGTTTTATGAGAGAGGGTTCTCCCTCACACTTATAGTCAAACATAAACTCGGCACATACGCAACTAACCGACCGCACGCCCGACTGAGCTTGTTAGTAGTTAATTTGAATTTCTTTAATTTTTAGAAACGCCAAAAGCCAACCATTTCTGGCTGGCTTTCGGTGATTGGCTTAGGAGCAACTAACCCAACGGACTGCGGTTTGTAGCAAGTGGTCATAATCTCCGCTGGTGCTCTCAGCGTAGTATTCGTCAATTTCTTCTTGTGGCACTCCTGCTTTTTTGAGGGCAGACATAACTGCTCCCATAATAGAAAAAGCGTTCCCGTCATTACCAACAAGTTTGACTTGAATTTCTGGGTATTTTATTTCATCCATTTTATTTCTCCTCGGTTAGTTCGT